TAGCTTCGAGTTCGCCCTTCACCGCCGTGTAGCTACCATGGTTCTTCGACAGCCACTCTCTGAAGTACGCCCTGCCTATATACAGGCGGTTGGTGTGTGTCTCCATACGCACATGGAGAGGGCCACGGAGTTCGTTGGCTACCGAGTTCTTCGAGTTAACGGTCAGGCGGTTCTGGACATGCACGTCAAGGAACCGACCGAGGATCCCAGCAGCGTCGTTCGTCACTTCACGCTTCGTAGCCCGCATACTGATGATAGTCCGTTGTGCCCACGCAAGGATCGGCTGGATCTCGAACTCAACCAGCCCGAGTTTCTTAGCCACCATCCCACCGTAGATCGTCGTAGCGACAACCGCAGACCAGAACCGCTCTTCGTTGGTAGCACCGGTGGCCTTGTCAATGAACCGGGAAAGCTGGTCGATCTTCTCTTGGTGCTGATCCGCATGTGCCGCAAGGTATTTCAAGTACTCAACGCCGACGTTGCCGTAGTTGTTGGTCAGCATCCGGTAGATCGAAGTGCAGGTCGCCCGGTCGAGCGCGTCGTTGTTACGGACAGGGAACTCAACGACGCGGCATATCTCAGCGGTCGCATCAAGTTTCAGGCTGGAGAGCCGATCAACGATAGAGCTGTTGGACGAAGCCAGAGCGAGAGTATTCCATGTGTTGTTGACTGTCCGCTCTCTGGCATCGCGGTTGAGGCGCATCTTGTCACGGCCCTGGGTCACACGGTAGACCAGCTCAGACAACTCCATCCCGTCGATATTGGTGATCTCGTCGATGTAGAGGGGCAGGTTGCCGTACGTCCCAAGGCGGCTGATGAGAGCGTTCTTGGTGTCGTCTTTGAGCATCATCAGTCGGTCAGGCTGGCCGTAGGCAGACAGCGCCCACATACCCGTCAGCGTCTTACCCGCGCCCGAGGGGCCAAGCATGGCAACCATAGCACCAGAGAAGCCGGTGAACTTCATCAGAGGGGCAGCGAACGCCCCGGCCAGAAACGCGAAGGCATGGGCTTCCATGCCCTTGTTGCTGAAGATCTTGGTAGCTTCTACCCATGGGGCCAACGAGCCGGCGGTATGGAACGCCTCAACAGAAGCAGGGACTGACCGCGCCAGAGAGACCGGCTCGACCCTACCCGATGCCATAATGACGTTCTTGCCGAGGACGAAGCGCCCGTCGTCTTTCCAGCCCATCTGGCAATAGAGTTTAGCCATCTCACGGTTCTTACGCAGGGTGTCCATGTAGCCTTCAACGTACATAAGCATCCTCTTCTTGTTATCTGCGCCGGTGACTTGGACATGGTTATCGGCCAGAGTCATGAAGAATGTCTTGGGGTCATTGGTCAGGCTGGAGCGAACCTTGAACTCTTTCCAGCCCTCGCGTGGAAGTTTGTGCTTGATGGTAGCCGTCTCATAGCCAACACTCTCGTCCCACGCCAACTCGGTCACATAGAGTTCGTACTGGTAGACAGGCAGTTCCTCTTCGCCCATCGTACAGATTATCCCGGCCGTGGTGATCTTGAAGTGCTCGGGCATGACGATCTTGGTGGCTTCGGTCGTGTCGGGCAGGGTTGGGGCTACCTGTGTGTATTCCCGTCCGAGCTGGATCGGAGACGCCAGTTTGTCCTTGAACTTGCACCCGAGACAGGCGTGGGGGTTGAGACTGCCGAAGGTGCTGCAACGGGTAGGGCCAATGTCCTTGCTACGGCGTTGAGCTATCTTCGCATCGGTGTTGTCGATGTCGTAGTCAGGGTGGTTCTCAGACCATGCATGGATAGTCTCGTCGCCGTTCTCGCAGTGGACAAGCAGGCCGATCATGGCGTACCAGAGGGGCTCGTCGACCAGCTCTTGATTCTTGGCGATGTAGCCTATCTGCTGGCAACGCTCCTTGATGAGCCGAGGATGTGCGGCCGGCCCGGTTGTCTGAACCATGTAGTCGGCATTGAGGCTCTTCTGCCTCGGTGCATCGAACGCCCGAGACTTGATCTGCATCTTCTTGGCCGCAGCTTGTAGCGTCTGGACGAAGGATTCGTAGGGGATCTCCTTGGAATCGCTCAGTAGGCGGACAGGCTTAGGATTTGCCTTGTCTTTCTTATTGTGGCTGCCGATCGGCCGTAGGACTGAGGAAGAATCAGAAGTCCTGGAATCATCCACAGCAAATCCACAACCTGTCGTCAGCTCTTTCAACAGCATAGCCGCTGCTCTCCACTGGCCGGGGAGCATATCGGTCGAGATCAACCAGTGAGCGTAGAGGCCATTACCCGAGTTGACTACCACGGGCATAGGCAGTTTGGTAGTGACGCAGAAGTCGCGGAGGGCGATGAAGCCGTCCTTCTGGGTCAGATAGGGTTTGGTAGGGCCGCAGTCAATATCCAGCCAGAATGACTTGACCGCCTCTACGTTCGCTTGAGTCCGGTTATCCTTGGTCTTGAAGCTGGACTGAGCGAAATAGACCGTCTCACCACGGGCATCCTGGGCAGCGATATACGCTTCGGCGTCTTCGATCTCTTGAAAGAATCTGTGCCGAAACCCTCCGGTTGGGAGGGCAGTGGCTATGCAAATCCATCCGGTTGTTGGGAGTATTCGATCTATCACGTAAGTCCTCCAAGGGTAGGCCGGGCATTGCGGGCACTACCAACTATATATAAAAAATTCTGTTGTTTCAACTGCCAATATTTTGACGCTGCATCTTTGTTACGATGTACTCTATGCGGTGGGCGTGGGCCGCTAACTCGGCTCTATCTTGTGGTGCGTCAAGGAATTGACGCTCAAGTACCTTAGCTCTGGACGTACATATTTTCCCAAAAGTAGGGTGGGGGGTAACTGTTCCACGCTTCCATGCGTAGTATGTCGTCCGATGGACGGGCAACAAAGAAACGAACTCGGAGATATTTAGCCCGAGGTCAACGCGAACTTTTTCGAGGTATTCAACTGCGTTCATAGTGACCTCTTAAATGCGAGGGGGAGGTTGCCCTCCCCCTCTGTGTGGTGTTAGTTGATCCCGAGCATGTTAGCGATGTCGTCGTCGCTCATGACCGAAGAGTCTTTAGCCTCAACCGGGACGGCCTCGACGACTTCGTCCTTCTTCACGGCGCGGGGGCCGCGCTTGGGGGCGACAACTTCTACCGGGGCACTGGCGTCTCCGCCAAAGATGTCGTCGACAGGGACAGCAACCGGCTCGGCCTTAACCTCGACCGGCTTGGTGTGGGCTGCTACCGGAGCGGCGATCTGCGTAGCAGGAGTAGGAGTAGACGTAGAAGGCATGTAGTTGGTGATCTCACGCACTTCCTGGCTGGAGCGGAACCGGGCGATGGCTTCCATCTGCTCCTGTTTGACAAAACCAGCCGCAGCGAAGGTAAGAACCGAGTAGTCCGCATTCTCGTCAAAGCCGATGTAGGTAATGACGGCACCGATACTGACTTCGTGGCTGTCAAGTTTCTTGACGAACAGACCCCAGTTCTTCAGGGATGCCGGCGGAATCTTGAACTGGTACACGCCGCCCTTGTAGAGCACCGCGATGGTCTTGTTATCCGCACAAGCCTTGCCCTTGGTGGGCATACCGGCCTGATTACGGCCCGAACCGAACGCGTTCTTGGGGCAGGTAGCACAGTTGGTGCACTGAGCGGTCTTGACCGAAGCATCGGGCTTGTCTCCGTCCAGAGAGAAGCAGTCAGGGGCGCTGGCTTCTGCCTGATTGGGGTCATACGCACTGGCGTAGTAGACTTTGTTAAGCCCACGACGGGTAGCAAGGACGACTACGGGGAGGAACTCACCAGAAGCCAGCTCGGATGGTTTGAGGATCTGTTCGTTGCCATTACCATCGACGACGCGGAACTTGGAAGCCTTGATACGGATGCTGGCAGGGTAGCCTGTGGAGATACCGATGAGGGCATCAGCGTTCATGGCGCGGTCGCTCTGGGTGGCAAGAGCGTAACTAGGGATCGTAGCGAGGAAGTTCTCGTTCATGGTGGTACTCCTTGGGTTGTAGTTAGGGTTGTGTGTCGGGGCATCGGGCCATTGGTTGTTACATCGTTAGGTCATTGGTTTGGTCGTCTCCTTGGTTAGTGGTTGTGGCGCTCTAGGAGCGGCGGATATTTACGGCTTCGAGCCGTGTGAAGTTGACCCCTGGAGGGGGTGGGTTGACGTAGTTACCGTGGCGGTCTTCCTCCATAAGATTCTTGACAGCGGTCTTGCTGACACGGTGCTCAATGAGATCCCACTGCTCTGAGCGTTTGATGAAGTCGAACAGTACATCCCAGTCGGCGACGGTTGCTGATTCTTTATATGTGATGTAGGCTGTTCCGAAATCGGTCTTCAAGCTCTTAGTGCCAGTCAGAGTCATTGTCTCTTTGAGTTTCAGTTCGATGATGTCCATGAGTTTGGAGAGCCGTGCTTCCTCTGCTTTAGCCTCTTTCTCGATTGCTGCTTTCCGGTCACGCAAACTGACATACGTGGCAACTAGGGTGTCGATTTTCATCTGCTGTCTCCTTGGGTTGTTGTTTCGTTGCGTCATTATATGTAGCGTAGTCTACATCAGGGTGATTCTGTTGTCAAGGGCAAAACATTCGTACGAAGGATAAAAACAGCATGCGCATAAGAAAGATCATATCCATGTCATCCTCCCTTCGCTAGTTCTAAGACCAAATCCTGAATCTTACCGCGCTCTTTCAGTGTCGCGTAGAGCCCTCGTTCAACCGGAGATCCTTGGATACAGACAATGTTTGTAACCTTGGTCTGACCCGGTCGTGCGATACGAGCGTTGGCCTGCTGGAAGATCTCGTTGCTGGTGATCGGTAGCATCCACACAATCGTTGTAGCCGCCGTTAGGGTTAGCCCATGCGCCATAGTTTGGGGGTGGGCCGCGATAATGCGTGGGTTTTCAGACGACTGAAAGTCCTTAAAGATCTGGTTACGCTTGCTCGCGCTTACACTCCCATCTACCACGGCGACAGACCAGTGTTTCTTGAGATGTTCCTGGAGGGCGTTGAGGGCACCAGTGAAGGGAACGAAGACGATGACCTTCTCGTTGCATTCTTCGATGACCTCCTTGAGTACCGCCATCCTCGGACCGAAGTCGATCTCGACCACACCACCATCTCCGTCGTAACTAAACCCGCTACAGATTTGGAGTAACTTATTTAGCACCACCCCGGCGTTGACTGCTGTGATCGGAACGCCGGCAATCTCCGTCATGGCTTTCTTCTTCATCTCGTTGTAGTGGAACTTCTGCTGGGGCGACAGCTCGCACTCACGTTCCTGCCAGATCGTCGGGGGCAGATCAATGCAATCTTCCAAGGCGTATCGGATGGAGGGCTGCATTAGCTCGACAACCCGCTTGGCAGAGTTCGCCCTTGGTACCCACTTAAACTGGCTGATCTGGTGCATCAACTCGTTCTGTAAGGACTTAAAACTACCCTTGCATCGCTCGGGGGTCACTAACCGAATCTGCCCGAAGCAGTCTGTAGGGGCTGTAGGTGTCGGTGTGCCTGTCAGCCCCCAGCAAGAACGATCTATACCCTGACGGTTGAGTAAGTGGAACATAGTCTTACTCTTTTTCGCCCGGCTGTTGCGGTACGACCCAGCGATCTCGTCTATGATGAAGTGGTTAATATCCGCCCTACTTGCTAGATACTCAGCGATGATCTCTACTCCGTCCGGGTTGATAACGAAGAAGTCAGCCTTCGGATCCCCCAGCAGGTCTATCCTCTTCTGCCGGCTGCCGTGGAGAATCTGGCAGCGCCTGTGGGGTAGGATCTGGAATATCTCCTGCGCCCATACTCTATCTAGTGTTGAGAGGGGAGCGACGATCAACGCCTTCTGGATCTCGCCCTTCTGCATTAGATAGTCCATAGCCCAGAGGGCGGACGCGGTTTTGCCGACGCCCATCGAAGACATATTATAGGCTCTCCGGTTCAACGTTAGGAACTCCGAAGTCTCCCGTTGGTGGGCGAAGGGGGTGAACCGTCCGGGCCACGAGTAGTCCGACAAGATCGGAGATGGGAGGCTGTGTCCCTGATTGCGGAAGAAGCGAGTCGAGTCCAGGTCGTGGGGCACCGCACACATATAGGTGCCATTGATCTGCCCCACCTTGACCTGTGGGAATACCCGTCTGACCCCCTCTGGATCGCGCACAGGGAACACAATATGTCCCCTAATTATTTTGATCGGGAGGTTCATCTTCCGCTACAGTAGACGCATTCACCCGTCTCTTGGTCTCTCAATGTGGCCCCACACTTCGGGCAGGGATCTATGCTATCTGC